ATGTAGATTATTATTATGTGCCAATCGCAGACATATAAAACTTTTAATTATATATCTGAAGAAAATGCTTAGGGCTGACTGATGTCAGTCTTTTTTATTTTCCTCTATATTGGAAGCCATATCTACAATAATCTTCTCTAAAACTTTCCACTCTTCATCACTGAGTTTTGCGATAGCAGATATAAATCTCTTCTTAAAAGTGCTTGACGCATCCCACTGAATTTCGCCGATAAAACTTATAATCTCTTCATCTAAAGTCATATCTTTGAATATTTCGCCTGTGCCATATCTTAACCATTCTTCGTTTACGTTAAATTCGCGGCAGATGGCTAAAATGCTTTGTTCACTTAAATTATTTTTACCTGTCTCTATTTGACTTAAGCTATTTCTTTTTAGTCCTATCTTTTCGCCAAATTTTTCCCCGGATAGCCCCAGTGTCTTCCTGAGTTCTCTTACTCTTTCTCCCACGGTACCTCCTTCCTTTATAAGCTTTCTTTTATGTTTTCAGTATATAGGGAAAGAACTTAAAAGTCAAGAAAAAAAGTTCATTAAAAGAACAAAAAAGCATTGACAATGTTCTTTAAATGATTTATTATAGTCTTATAAAGAACAAGGGAAACACAAAGGAGAACAAAAATGAAAAAATTTGAAGTAGGAAAAACTTACACAGATTTCATAAAAGCACAATTTGAAGTAATAAGCAGAACAGAAAAAACCGTACAGCTACTTGTAAAGAAGGGAGATGGACTTCTTGAGACAGGCAAGACATACAGAAAGAAAATATGCATATACCATAATGATTACGAATCAGTTTACGGGTCGGATTGGGGCATACATGCAATATCTGAAATTTAAAAACAGGGGCTTAGCCCCTTCCCATTAAGGGATGCATAGAAAGGAGTAAAGCAATGACAAAGAAGGATACCAAAAAGATTGTAGCAATCTTAAAAGCAACACTGCCAAAGCTTAGTCAGGAAAAGCAGGAATATTTGCTCGGCCTTGCGGAGGGCATGGAGATGGCCAGAGTGATTGCGGAGGACAAGGAAGAAGAAAAGGCAAGTTAAAGGAGTGGAAATGACTAGAGAGGAAGCAATAACACAATTAGAAAATTTAAGAGAGCATTGCAAGGAGTACATAAAAGAAGATGAAGAAGGGTTTGCTGTGTGGTCAGATGATGTAGAAGCATTGAATATTGCAATTGATGTGCTCTCAAGCGTGAGAGTTCAGTTGAATAAGGAGGGATTTATGACATTCAAAGAAAATGGATACGAGGCTGTAGAGGCTTGTACTATAGAGGTTAAGGAAGTAATTAGAAAATACAAAATACCGTATAAGTTATTAGAACGCATATTAACAGGGGTTAAAGAAGATTTATATGATGCTTTGATAATTGAATAAAGGGGGAGATATGGAAGAGTTAATAAAAGTAAATACAAATGAAAATTTGGAGCCGGTAGTCAGTGGTAGAGAGCTTCACAAAATATTAGAAGTGGCTACGGCCTATAAGGATTGGTTTCCGCGTATGTGCGAATATGGGTTTGTTGAGGGGCAAGACTTCAACCCGCTCATTTTTGAGCAGGTTCAAACTGAGGGAAACAGAGAAGTAAAAAGACAGATGATAGACCACATTATAAAAATGGACATGGCCAAAGAGCTATGCATGATACAGCGTACCGAAAAAGGCAAGCAGGCAAGACAATATTTCATACAGATTGAAAAGGACTATAACAGCCCTGAAAAAATTATGGCAAGAGCCTTACAGATAGCGCAAAAGGAAATCAGTAGTCTGAAGATAGAGTGCGCAAGCATGAAGCCAAAGGCCTTATTTGCTGACGCAGTCAGTGCAAGCCACACATCTATACTTGTTGGCGACCTTGCGAAGCTACTCAGGCAGAACGGAGTTGATATCGGAGCAAACAGGCTTTTTGAAAAGCTGAGAGAAAAAGGCTTCTTGATGAAGTCGGGTAGTAGTAAGAATATGCCGACTCAGTCGTCAATGGACAGAGGGCTCTTTGAGATAAAAGAGGGCAGTTATATCAATAGTGACGGCGTGAATGTCGTGACAAAAACGACAAAGGTCACAGGCAAGGGACAAGTATACTTTGTAAATTTATTCTTGAATGCGTAAAAGGAGAAACAATGAAGATTAAAAGATATATGAAGCCATACACATGCGGCGAATTACAGGAAAATTTGAAGAGGGACAAGCGAAAGCTTGCAGACTTAGAAAAACAATGGAATGAAAAATTAAAATACGGTCGTGAAACGCTTGCAAATGACGCTTACGATTTGTGGGAGGACAACCTTTTTGAATGGTACATGCCACAAATTCGCACAGTAGAAAGCAGAATTGAATACTGGAAGAGTCGTATAAGAAAAAGGCAATTTACGCATAAGAAAAAAGCAAGTTAAAAGCAAAAAGGAGGAAATTATGGAAGACATAAGAAAGAATTTTGTAGCAATGCCAACACTGATAAGAGGTACGGCAGAAGAAGAAAAAGAGAAGGCGCTCAGGTGCTTAGAGACAAAGAACTTTACTCTGACAAAAGAAGTTGAGAGATTAAAGGCTCAGGCGAAAAGACAAAGATATGTGACTGCAGAGCTTGAAAAGTGGACGCTCAGAACATTTGTAGCAGTTGCCACGGTCGATGTGGCAATCGTAATAGCATTGTTTTTTGCACTTGCAAAATAAAGAAAGGGGGTACATATGCCAAGATTAGCGCCAAGCAGGGCGGAGATGATGGATAGAAGCTTTAAGGCTGCATACCTTGCAGGACTTGAGCTTAAAGGGTTAAAGACAAAAAACATCGCAAGCCTTATCGGCAAATGCGAAAAAACGGTGGCGCACAAAAGAGACCACCCGGCTGACATGACAGTGTTTGAGTTAAGAGCGATAGCGGCCACACTGGACTTCACAGCGGATCAGGTCGCAAGCATGATATTGAGGTTATAAATATGTCTATAGAAAGAATTATCTTGCCAAATCGTGAAGCATGGCTGAAACACAGAAGCAGGATAGGCGGTTCAGATGCCGCCGCAATCGTGGGGTTAAATCCCTACAAGACAAATACAGACCTCTACTTAGAAAAGACAGGGCAAAAAGAAAGCCCTGATATATCCGATAAGCCTTACGTGCTATATGGTACAAAGGCGGAGGAGCATCTAAGAGAGTTATTCAGATTAGACTTTCCACAATATCAAGTGCAGTACTTTGACAATAATATGTACTTAAATTCAAGATATCCCTTCGCCCACGCAAGCCTTGATGGTGAGCTTACAGATGAGGACGGCAGAAGGGGCATACTTGAGATAAAAACAACGAACATATTACAGAGTATGCAGAAAGAGAAGTGGAGGGATAGGATACCTGATAATTACTTTATACAAGCGCTGCATTACTTGATGGTCACTGAATTTGATTTTGTAGTGCTTAAAGCACAGCTTAAAAGTGAGTTCGGTGGGCAGATATACCTACAGACTAAGCATTACTTTATTGAAAGGAATGAGGTTGTAGGAGATATAGAGTATTTAGCAGAAGAAGAAGCGAAGTTTTGGAAGTGCGTAGAGGCTAAAAGGATGCCCGATCTGATACTGCCGGATATATAAAGATACCATTTTGGCGAGGTCAACAAGATGGTCTATATTGGCGGAAGCGACAATATAGCAATAAAAGCGACATTATTATGTCGCAAAAAGGAGGAATGATGGAACTAAAAATTTACAATCCGCGTGAAGACGGCTTTATAAAAGCGATTGAATGGAATTATGACGAACTCAAGGCGGAGTTATCTCAGAAGCTTGAGGATTACAAAGGGCTTGTATACACAGAAGACCAAATCAAAGAAGCGAAAGCCGATAGAGCAAAGCTGAATGCCTTAGCGACTGCGATAGACAGCAAGCGCAAGCAGATAAAAAAGCAGTGCTTACAGCCATATGAGCAATTTGAAGCACAGATAAAAGACCTGCTAGCTGTTATAAAAGAACCTGTAGCCTTGATAGACTCACAGATAAAAGGCTACGAGGAAGAAAAAAAGCAAAAAAAACTTGAAGAGGTCAAGGCACTGTTTGAGAAGCTGAAGGATGCAGCAGGCGAAGAGCTTGAGTTTGTCGGCTTTGAGCAGATATTTGAAGATAAGTTCTTGAATGCAAGTATATCGCTGAAGATGGTCGAAACTGTAATAAGTAATAAATTTAACAGCATCAAATGCAATCTGAAGACAATCGCGGATTTAAAAGAGTACAGCTTTGAAGCTACAGAGGTGTACAAAGAGACCTTAAATCTCAATGAAGCGCTTGAAAAAGCAAAGTACATGGTCGATATAGCCGAAAAGAAAAAAGCTGAAGAAGAGAAAAAAGAGCAGGAAAAGGATGAAGAAATTAAAGAAGTTGCTTCGGATCCGCAGGAAGCAGAGGAAACTGATGCAGATGTAAAAAGAGAGTGGACAGCATTTGAAGCATATCTAAGTACCGAAGAAGCAAGAATGTTAGCCGCATGGCTAAAGTTAAATAATATCAAAATTAGGAGGATATAAAAATGGCAGTACAAAACAGTTTAGTAGCAAAGAAGAAGGCGACAGGATTTACAGCATACCTGACAGCGGATGCGGTCAAGGAGCAAATAAATAAGGTTGTGGGCAGTAAGAACGGCACGCGCTTCATAAGCTCGATAGTGTCGGCGGTAAATAACAACAAGGAACTACAGACCTGTAGTAACTCAAGTATCTTATCTGCTGCACTTTTGGGAGAGAGTCTTAATCTCTCACCAAGCCCACAGCTTGGCCAATATTACCTTGTTCCATTTAACAATAAAGATGGCAAGGTGGCACAGTTTCAGCTTGGGTTAACTCTTTAGGCTCAAGTAAAATTGCGTGAACCCGATTACTCAGGGGTGTAAGATTAAAAATCTTGCTAACGGTGGAACCCGTCAACAAAAGGGTAATACCGTGCTAAGTCAACATGATATAGGTAAATATGATAGGCGTATACAAAATTACAAATAAAGTTACAAATCAATGCTATATCGGCCAGTCTGTAAATATAGAAAGGCGATTCACAGAGCATAAAACCCCTAAAGCATGGGGAAATGATTCGCTACATAATGATATGAAAAAATATGGGGTGCAGAATTTTGATTTTGAAATTTTGGAAATATGTAAGCCTTCAGAGTTACTTGAAAAAGAGTTGTATTTTATCAAAAAATTAAAACCATATTATAACTATGTGGGCAAACCTATACCGGAAAAAACACGAAAGAAAATTTCTAAAGGTGTCAAAATTTGGTGGGATGCTTTAGATGAGGAAATGCAACAAAAAATAATAAAAAATAATCTCAAAGGACCACGTAAAGGACATGAAGTATTGAAAAGTACTAGAGAAAAGATAAGCCGTAAGATTTCTGAAATACAAAAGCAAAAAGTTAAGTGCGTAGAAACAGGCGAGATATTTCAATCAATAGGTGATTTCGAGAAAAGTGTAGGAGCATATTCCGGTGCGTGTGCTTTCTATTGGAGAGGAAAAATAAAAACAGTGAAAGGTTATCATGTTGAAAAAGTGTAGAGACTAACTGTGATGAATGTAACAGAGTAAGGGAGAAGATGAGTTACTCCTTGAAGTGCGCAACACTTAAAAAGTGAAGATATAGTCCACTCCTATGCGATGATAAAGCATAGGGCAAAGTGATAAAGGATACATCCAGCTTGCTATCCGCTCAGGGCAGTACAAGAAAATCAATGTCCTTGCGATAAAAGAGGGTGAGCTTGTTCGATACGATCCGCTTAATGAAGAGATAGAAGTTAATTTGATAGACGACGAAGAGGAAAGAGAAAAGGCGGCCACAATCGGCTATTATGCAATGTTTGAGTATACAAACGGCTTTAAAAAGGCTATGTACTGGAGCAAGGCAAAGATGGAAGCGCACGCGCTTAAGTACTCTGCCGGATATGCAGCAGATAAGAGAAAGGGCAATCAGTATACTTTCTGGTCGAAAGACTTTGACGGTATGGCCTACAAGACGATGCTCAGACAACTGATAAGCAAGTGGGGAATTATGAGCATCGACCTTGTAACCGCTATAGACTCAGATATGGCGGTGATAAATTCAGACGGTAGCAAGTCATATGTGGAGACTGAAGAAGTGAATAATTATGCAGAAAGTAAAAGTGATAAAGTAGTCGACAGTGAGGCTACAGAGAAGAAAGAAGATACGGAAGAGAAAGAGGACACAAAGAAGCAGGAGGAAGTGAAAGAAGAGGGCGGAGACGGCAACATAGGCGATGCACTTTTTGAGTAATCAAGACTAAGAAAAAATCAATAGCATAAGGGCATCATATAGCAAAAGAAATATAAATGCTTAAAAACTAGGTATCAAGTTCCTTTTGATTATGTGTCACGACTATATAAGTATGATGCCCTTATGCTTTGATATAAGGAGAGTAGGTAAATGCCAAACAGAATATTAAAAGAAAGCATCAATGAGAGTAAAGCCTTGGCAGAAGTTAGCATATTTGCAGAAGACTTATATAAGCGCCTTATTACTTATGCTGATGACTACGGAAGATTCAGTGTGGACTCTCAAATCATGTTAGCAAGACTATACCCAAGAGAGATACAGATTGTTAGCATTTCGGATATTGAAGACGCACTGCAAGACCTATCCGCAGCACAGAAAATTGCTTTTTATACAGATACTGAAAAAAAGCATTTATATGGAGTTTTTCCAAAGTGGAGTGACCACCAAAGAATAAGAGATACAAAAGAGAAGTATCCAGAGCCGCAGGACTACTCGGCAAATGAATATTACTCAAAGAGAGCTGTACCGATGCAGTTGAAAATTAAAATATTAGAAAGAGACAATTTTAAATGCTCAAAGTGTGGCAAGTACATAACCACTGAGACGAACGCATACAGATTTGCAAAGATGTGCGCAGGCGCTTTCCATTTTGACTACAAAGTGCCGCTTGAAAACGGTGGGGAGGTAAATGATAAAAATTTAAAACTTATATGCCCTAAGTGTAACGCCTTGAAGAAAAGATTGAGCTTTGATGATCTTCTTAAGCTGATAGATGAGCCACAAAAAGAAGTAACAAATGTTAATCCGCGGCGACTTGCGGCGACTTGCGGCGAACTGCCGCCTGAATCCGAATCCGAATCCGAATCCGAATCCGAATATATTATATCTGCTGGCGCGGAGCTAAAAAAAGAAAAGCAGGCGACGGATGAAAAAGAGCAAGCAATATTTGAGATACCGACCAACACGGGTGAGGGCTATCCCTTCTTTCAAGCAGATATAGACCTGTACAAGAGTCTGTATCCGTCGGTAGATATCGAACAAGAGATGCGAAAGATGGTGGGATGGTCAGATGCTAATCCTGCAAAGCGAAAAACGAAAGCAGGTATGAAACGCTTTGTAAATGGATGGCTATCAAGAGAGCAAGACAAGTACAAGCCTGCAAGCGCATCTGCTGCAAAGCCTGCAGGTACAAAGTTCAACAACTTTGAGCAAAGAAATGACGACACAGATGCAGATATGCAAGAAGCATTTATGCAGCAACTAAAAGGAGTAGCAGATGGCTAAAGATAAAAGATATATAACCTTCACGGTGCCGGGCAAGCCTTTGGGCAAGCAAAGGCCGCGTTTTTCAAGACAAGGCACAGCGGTAAGGACATATACTCCAAGACAGACTGCAGAGTATGAAAGACTTGTAAA